CTGGAACCTCTGGCGGCACCACGGGGCAAAATTCATCCGGAACTACTGGTACTACTGGAACCTCTGGCGGCACCACGGGGCAAAATTCATCCGGAACTACTGGTACTACCGGTACAATTACCACTGGAGTTACTCAGTCATTTACCGATACTACGAGAACACGTGAAGAATCTTTAACAGGTGTTTCTGGCACGGGATTAGCATCAATCAGAGATTTAATAGCGTCAGTTGAAAGTATCGGTGGAAGTTATGATACCTTATTTGGAAATGGTACAAGAGTTCCGTTGACCAGCATGACGATAGCGCAGGTATTACAATATCAACAGGATATGCTAAGACGTGGAGCAAAATCAACCGCGGCTGGACGTTATCAATTTATGTCGTACACCCTGCCAGAATACGCAAAAAAAGCCGGCTTTGATTTTAACACCACGTTGTTTAACGCTGCTACTCAGGACACCTTGGCTGATATTTTGATTCGAGAAAAAGGTTATGATGCTTTTAAGGGCGGAAAAATGTCCCGAGAGAAATTTTTAAATAACTTAAGTATGGCATGGGCCGGTCTCCCGAGTCCTGCTAAAGGCGGACGAAGTTATTATGGCGGTGATGGTCTTAATCGTTCTCACATGTCGTTGGATAAAGCATTAACAGCGATAGGTCAAGCTAAAACAGGCGGAATCTTTAGTGGTCCGAGTACAGGATATTTAACAATGCTACACGGAGATGAAATGGTTATTCCTGCCAATGATACCATAACTAAACAAAATTTACAGAATACTGTATTGAATAACAGTGAAAGTGGCGACGGAATGATTTTAAATTTATTTAATTTATTAGACGAAAGAGTTGATAAAATGATAGATTTGGTAAGCGATTACAATAGTACTCATAGAATGTATTTTAAATAATAACATTAATAGGAAATAATAATGAATGAAAAACTTCAAGAAGTAAATCAACTGCTAGAACGTTCTGCCAAAGAAATGAATTCATTAAATTCTATTCTCGCTTCATCGATTGTTACTAAAAAAATAAAAGAACAGGCCGAAAAAAGTGAAATAGAAACCGAAAAAGAAACAAAAGAAAAACTTGAAAAATTATCTAAACAACTAGGAAATGCCGCTACTGGTTTAATTAATTTTGCAAAGGGTGTCCAGGCAAGTGCTGGAAGTTTTGCCCCCCTCGGCGATATCATTCTTAAAGCCGGCGACCTTACCGGCGGCGTCATCAAAACATTTCTTAAGAAAGTTCCCGTATTGGGCGCTGCACTAGATGCCGGCGCTAAAGTGTTAGCGACAGTTGGCTCTCATATGGTAAACGAGTTTGAAAAAGCATACACGACATTCGAGCGAGTAAGTGGTTCTGGAATAGTCAGTAGTTTTACGATGTTTGAACAAAGTGCGGCATCGATGAATCTAACGTTTGCTGATTTTGACCGTGTAATGACAAAGAGTAGTAAAGACTTAGCGATTCTAGGAGGAGGCGCACTACAGGGAACAAAGATAATGCAGCAACTAGGCGCCGGTAGTTATCATCTTCAAAATCAATTTCAAAAATTGGGTATTGGAGCAGCCGAGGTAACGGAATTCCAAATGAGTTATCTTGTTCAGCAACAACAGTTAAATAAAGGTCGATTAAATGTAGATACCAATTTAATTGCGGCTTCCGGTGAGTATGTAAAAGAACTAGACTTAGTAGCAAAATTAACAGGAATGACTAGGAAAGAGGCAGATCAAAATCGAAAAAAAATGATGGAAGATAGTCAAATTAGAGCTAATCTTATTGACATGGACCCGAATCGAATAAAAGAACTATATCTGTTAAATGATGTGTTATCTGCCGGAACTAAAAATCCACAAATGGCTACCGATATTATTAAAATGATAACTTCTGGAAATATTTTATCTAACAAAGAATTGGGAACGGCATTGGCTCAAGGAGGCGTCGACCCCCATGAATTATCGAAAGATTTTAAGAGTGGACGGATAGGGGTGGCGGAGGCAACTAAAAAAGTTGCGGAAGCCATGAAAAAATTTAGCGATAGTCAGATAAGACTTACTCAACTAGGTTACGGAGAAAGTAATAAATTATTCGGTTACACGGTAGAGTCTGAAAATTTGATGACTTATAGCAGAAATTTGACCCAAGAAATGATTGATAAATTCAGAGCCACACAAGACGCTCAAACTAAAGAAACTGAGGGGTTAAATTCCGATTTGGCCAAAAGTAAAAGAAGTTTATATAATGCATCTCAGAGATTAGAAAAATTAAGCGTTAGTAGCGACATAATGGCAGCCGGTATGAAACATGTCAGTAGAGGACTGTATGCTCTAATTGATAAAGCAAACGAAATGGCAGGTATTAAAAATCCACCACACATCGAGGCTTTTAAAGAATTACTTAAAGTAGAAGATAAACGTACCGAGCGACAAAAAGTAATAAACAACCTACAAGAACAAATAAAAGAAAATCTATCAGTTCAAAGTAAACTAACAGGACAACAACTAACAAAAAATAAAAATAATATTGTTGCTTATGAAAAGTTGATAGAAAAAGAACAATTACAGATTTCGACATTAAATGATGAAGTATTTAAAAAGCAACAATTATTAATAAAAGCAGAAATTGAGGCAGGATTAAGATCGTCTGATGATACGACAACGACTGCCCCTTCATCCGGAACACAGCCGACTACCAGTTCACAGACGAATTCTTCTACAACCGCCTCTACGTCAGGTCAAAACAATACCTCTACCGATTATTCTGGTTTAAACATTCGACAAGACCCTAAAGTAAACGGAGTTCCTGAAGTAATTGCTGGCGGAGCATCTACTAAAAAAGCAATAGATCTGGCAAAAAAAATCCAACAACAATATCCGGGGGTAATGTTTACAGGACTTAACGATACGTATAATCGAGGGCCAAATTCATCACATGCAAAAGGCAGGGCGGTAGATTTTGTATTACCAGGCAGACCGGCCAATATTTCAGTAGAAGATGGCAAAAAAATAGTAGGCAATTTAAAAGGAATGGGTGCCTCCTTTGCCCTAGACGAGTACAATACAAAAACTGCAAGACAAACAGGAAAACATATACATGCCGAAGTTTCGGCGAGAACAGGCGGAATATTCAGTGGTCCTAGTTCGGGATATCTAGCAGAATTACATGGCGACGAGGCAGTCGTATCCAGTGACGTTAGTAAGAAATCATTAAATTCTGAAGTTTCTGCTATGACAAATCCTTCTGCTGCCAGAATAAATTTGAACACTGTATACGAAGATCTTAGTGATAAATTAGAACAACTAGTCAAGTTAATGAAAGACCAAAACAGTGCTCAAAAGAAATATATAGATTCTGAATTTGGCTAATAAATACATAGGGAACCCTACACATGTCATATAAACGTAAATTTACTAATAAACACGGAGCGTTAAGTCCTATTAGCGGCGGCAATAGTAATTCTAATGCCTGGAATGGTGGCATGGGTAATGAACCAACCGGAGGTTGGAACAATGAATTTGCGTTTAGAAATTACCAATCAAGACTTCCAGAGGTTTACACAGGCCATCCAAATAGAATAGAACGATACAATCAATACGAAATGATGGACGTTGATCCTGAAATCAACGCCTGTCTAGATATTCTAAGTGAATTCTCAACACAATTGAACGACCATAATAATACCCCGTTTGATATTAAATTTACCGGAGAACCCACACAGACCGAAGTTGAGTTAGTTAGTAAGCAACTACATCAATGGTGTAAACTAAACGAAATGAATACACGAGTATTCAAAATGTTTAGAAACACAATCAAGTATGGCGATCAGGTATTTGTAAGAGACCCAGAAACATTTAAGTTGTTCTGGGTAGACATGACAAAGGTTGTCAAGGTTATTGTTAATGAGAGCGAGGGCAAAGCGCCTGAACAGTACGTTCTAAAAGACATAAATCCTAATCTACAAAACTTAACAGTAGCCGAGAAAACAACAACTGACTTTGCTGCTCAGCCACCGACTGCTGGTTATTCAGCCCCCAGTAGTTACACAGTTCCGAATCAACCCTATGGAACTAGTGGAACAAGATTCAGTCTGGGAATAAACGAAAGCGCTATCGATGCTAAACACGTTGTTCACTTATCACTAACTGAAGGATTAGATAGATATTGGCCATTCGGTCAGTCTATTCTTGAAACAATTTTCAAGGTCTACAAGCAAAAAGAATTGCTAGAGGACGCACTGTTGATTTATCGGGTTCAACGTGCACCTGAGAGACGTGTGTTTAAGATTGACGTAGGCAACATGCCTAGTAACCTAGCAATGCAGTTTGTCAACCGAATCAAAGACGAGATACACCAGCGTAGAATTCCTAGTGTACACGGTGGTCAGTCCGTGGTCGATGCTACTTACAACCCATTGAGTATCAATGAGGATTACTTTTTTCCTGTAACCGCGGACGGTCGAGGAAGTAGTGTAGATGTTCTTCCTGGTGGTCAAAATCTAGGAGAGATTGACGACCTTAAATATTTTAATAATAAGATGGCTCGTGGTCTAAGAGTTCCCAGTAGTTATCTTCCAACTGGTCCGGAAGACAACACATTGCCGATGAATGATGGACGAGTTGGAACTGCTATGATTCAAGAATATCGATTCAATCAGTATTGTGAACGATTACAGGGATACATTAGTAGAAAATTAAATGAAGAATTTAAGTTGTTTTTACGTTGGCGTGGATTTAACATAGATGGAGGACTATTTGATATTGAATTTAATCCTCCACAAAACTTTGCTAGTTATCGTCAATCAGAGTTAGATACTTCTAGAGTAAACACATTTACTACTATGGCAGCACTTCCATACATATCGACAAGATTTGCGTTAGAACGATTTTTAGGTTTGAGTCAAGAAGAAATTACTCAAAACGAAAAACTATGGCGTGAAGAGCGAACAAAACAAGAAGATGAAGGTGCTAAAGGCAGCGATCTACGTAGTGTAGGAATCAGTTCGGGTGACATCGAAACGGATCTAGAAACTAGTGACCAAATTAGTAGTCAGTCAGATGACAGTGATCTAATGTCACCGGAAGTAACAGCACCGGTCGGCGGCTCAGACACCGCTTCGCCTGGTCCAGAGTCGGCTCCTCCGCCAATTTGATAAATAGTTATATATCTGTTTAGAGGAAAAATCTTGCTACTCAAAGAATTCTACGAAGCACCATCAAAAGGCTGGCAAGATGTCAGTCAAGACAATTCTGCGCCTAAATGGGGCGACGCCAGAAAAACAAAGTTGACTCTAGAAATGATAGGAAAAATTCGAGAGATGAACGATGTCATGGCATTTGAGAGAGCAAAAGATCTTAAAAAGGTCAGAGAACAATATGGTTCAGCTGCCGCGGATGATGGCGCACCGTCGCTCTAATTCTCAATTTAAATAAAACAGTCATTAAAATACATAAACGTTAAAAAATACGCTATTATGCGCTATTTTTTAGACTATGCGCTAAATATTACTACACAAAGCCATTTACCTTAAGGAGATAAAATGTCTACAGCTAAATTTGAAAAGCTAATTGATCTGATTATTAACGAAGATCAAGAGCGTGCAGAACAATTGTTTCATGAGATTGTTGTCGAAAAATCTCGTGAGATTTACGAAAATATTATCGACGAAGACATGACAACTGACATGATTGACGAAATTTCTTCTGAAGAAGAAGGAATGGACGATATGATGGAAGAAGATGATGAATTTACAGACGATGAAGAAATCGATGGTGACTTTGATGTTGATTCCGAAGAAGATTTCGGTGACGAAGAAGTTGACTTAGAAATGGACGTTGATTCTGATCATCATGATGACATGGGCGGAAACGAAGAATTAGAAGACCGTGTTGTTGATCTAGAAGACAAACTAGACGAACTAATGGCTGAATTTGAAAGTTTGATGGGTAATGATGACGATGAAGAAGTTGATGTTGATGTTGACATGGACGACGAAGACGACATGGTTGCTGAAGCCACAGAAATGAAAAAAGTTGCAGTAACACACAACGATGGTTCAGACAAGTCAGCAGAACGTAGTCCAGTAGATGCCAATAGCGGTCAAAAAGGAATGGCTAGTAAGCCAGTTAACTTTGACATGGGCGGAGACGAGACAGTTCCAACATCACCAAAAAAGCCAAGTAACTACGGCACAAAAGGCGAGGGCGAAATTAAAGGCTCAGCAAGTTGGAAAAATAAAGTAGGTGGTGATACAGCAACTGGAAAAGGCCGCGGCGAAAGTGCTCCTAAGCCAGTTAACAAGCAGCCTGCCGGCGGAGATCAGCGTAGTCCTGTTCCCGAAAGCAAGCGTATCGTCAAGAAGATGGTAAAATAAGGACTAAGGACAATGGCTTTGTATCTTAGAGAACATCTAACCTTTGACCGTGCCAACATCGTAGTTGAATCGGTCAAAGACGCGGATGACAAAAAAAATCTCTACATGAAGGGTATCTTTATTCAGGGCGGAGTTAAAAACGCCAATGAAAGAGTGTATCCTGTTAATGAGATAGAACGAGCCGTTGAAACACTTAACGAGCAAATCACAGGCGGAAGTAGCGTACTAGGTGAAGTTGATCATCCTGATGATCTAAAAATTAACTTAGACCGTGTTAGTCATATGATTACTAGCATGTGGATGGACGGCGCTAATGGATTCGGCAAGTTAAAAATTCTACCCACTCCAATGGGTCAACTTATTAGCACCATGTTAGAAAGTGGTGTTAAGTTAGGTGTTAGTAGTCGTGGCAGCGGAAACGTTGATGACGCTACAGGCAAGGTCAGTGACTTTGAAATCGTCACTGTCGACATCGTTGCACAACCTAGTGCTCCAAATGCGTACCCCAAAGCAATCTACGAAGGTCTCATGAACATGCGTCATGGTCATCGTGTATTGCCAAATCTAAAAGGTACGAATTTAGACAAAGACGCAGCGGTACAAAAATTCTTGAGAGAAGAGGTCACTCGACTCATCAAGGATCTGAAAATTTAAAAGGGGATATCAATGTTTGATGCCATCAAACCACTACTTGAAAGCGGAATCGTCAATGAAGATACAGCTCAGGCCATTAATGAGGCATGGGAAGTAAAGTTGAACGAAGCTCGTGAACAGGTACGTGCTGAACTTCGAGAGGAGTTTGCACAAAAGTATGAACATGACAAAAATGTGATGGTTGAAGCCCTGGATAAGATGGTAACTGAAGGACTATCAGCAGAAATTCAAGAATTTCAGCAAGAACGTCAATTCATGAACGAAGATCGTGTACGTGCTCAAATCAAAATGAAAGAAAGCGCTGGCAAGTTCAACGAATTCATGGTTACAAAACTAGCTGAAGAAATTCGTGAATTGAGAAAAGATCGTCAAACACAAATGGAATCACGTGAAAAACTAGAACAGTTTGTAGTCACTGCTCTGGCACGAGAAATCCGTGAATTTGAACAAGACAAACGTGCTGTAGTCGAAGCAAAAGTTAAATTGGTATCTGAAGCAAAACAACAACTTGAAAAACTCAAGTCACGTTTTGTTTCTGAAAGTGCCAAGAAACTAAGTCGTTCAGTTAGTCGTCATCTAAAGGGTGAAATCAGTCAACTTAGGGAAGACATCAAAGGCGCACAAGAAAACAACTTTGGTCGTCGATTGTTCGAGGCGTTTGCTGCCGAGTTTAGTTCAACACACTTAAACGAAAAAGCAGAAACGCGTAAACTGTTATCAAAACTAGCAGAAAGCGAACAACAATTATCTGAATCTGCTAGTTTTGTTAAACAAGCACAACAGTTAGTTGAAAGTAAAGAACGTGAAGTTAGAATCATTCGTGAAAGCAATCTACGTGAAAAGACAATGTCTGAATTATTGGGCACCTTGAACGAAGAAAAAGCAGAAACAATGAAGACGTTACTAGAAAGTGTACAAACTTCGAAGTTGAAGATCGCTTTCGATAAGTATTTGCCAGCGGTGCTAAACACCAAAACTCAAAGTTCCGATGCTCCAAAAAAGCAGATGATCAGAGAAAGTGTAGAAGTAACTGGTGATAAAACTGCCAAAACACAAGAAGTTGATATGGAAGATCGTGATAACGTGATCGATATCAAGCGTCTGGCAGGGCTTAAATAAGACATACTAATAGGAGATAATTAACATGTCAAAAGTATTATTAGAGAGCCGTTGGGGTGAAACCAAAGAAGCCCTGTTAGAAGGTCTCAAAGGCAACCGCCGCTCAACGATGGGTGTTATTCTAGAAAACACTCGTAAACAGTTACTTGCAGAAAGTACTGCTGGTACAACAACTGCTGGTAACATCGCTACATTAAACCGTGTGATTCTACCAGTTATCCGTCGTGTAATGCCAACAGTTATTGCTAACGAGTTGGTAGGCGTTCAGCCAATGACAGGTCCAGTTGGTCAGATCCACACTCTACGTGTGCGTTACGCTGGTAACTTGACTGATAACTCAGCTGCCGCTACTACAGTTGTTGCTGGTGACGAAGCGCTATCACCATTCTTGATTGCACAGGCATACTCACGCACACGTTCGAACGTTTCTACTGCCAACTCCTACACTGCTGCTCCAACAGCAGAACTAGAAGGCAACGGTGGTAAGCAGATTTCAGTTCAGATTCTACGTCAGGCAGTTGAAGCCAAGAGCCGTAAGTTACAAGCTCGTTGGACATTCGAAGCCGCACAAGATGCTCAAGCAATGCATGGCATCGATGTAGAAGCCGAAATCATGGCTGCTCTAGCACAAGAAATTACTGCTGAAATTGATCAAGAAATCTTGTTGAGCCTACGTCAGTTGGCTGCTACAGAGTTCACATACAATCAAGCTACAGTATCTGGTACTGCTACATACGTTGGTGACGAACATGCCGCTCTGGCCGTTCTGATCAACCGTGTTGCTAACCTGATTGCTCAGCGCACACGTCGCGGTGCTGGTAACTGGTGTGTTGTGTCTTCAGAAATGTTGACAGTTCTACAATCAGCTACAACATCAGCCTTCGCCCGTACAACAGAAGGTACATTCGAAGCACCTACTAACACAAAGTTAGTTGGTACCTTGAATAACGCTATGCGAGTTTTTGTTGACTCCTATGCTCCAAGTGGAACACCAGTTCTAGTTGGTTACAAAGGTTCATCAGAGACAGACGCAGCTGCTTTCTACTGCCCATACATTCCTTTGATGAGCAGCGGAGTTGTTCTAGATCCATCAACATTCGAACCAGTCGTAAGCTTTATGACTCGTTACGGATACGTGGAATTGACCAACACTGCCTCCTCGTTCGGCAATGCAGCGGATTACGTTGGAGAAATAGCTGTACAAAATATAACATTTCAATAATTGGAATGGTTTTTGTAAAGCACTCTTCACGAGTGTAGTGAAAAAAACGCCCTTCGGGGCGTTTTTCGTTCAAGGTCTGCCTAACGACCACCCTCTGCATCAAGATATGATTGAAGTTTTTGTTTTAGATATCATATTACTAAAACGCTAGGCTTATTATGATGTAAAGATAAATACTACATCATTGTTAATAAGGAATTAATATCATGGATATGCGTGGCACATTAGATTTATTAGAAACTCTGGCTGGACAAGTCGAAGTAGAAACATTGGCAGATGAGGCTCTTAACGAAGCAGTAAGATACATTCAGGACAGATTGGGCGTAGAAACCGGCGATACTGCTGCCCAGTTTTTTACTGGAGAGTTCGAAGATGTTATCAAGCGAGTATTGATTAAATACATCGAACAAGAACAGCAACAGATGGAAGATTATTCTAAACTTGACGAATATTTAGACGACACTGCAAATACAAAAGAAAGTTTCGGCGGCGCCATGACCAGTTTTAAGCCGTGATAATCGCTTGAATTAAATATCATGTAATATATAAAACGGTACTAGTACCGTTTTTTTAATTAATAATGTATTACTCTTGATATTACTTTTAATTATTCAGAATAAATACAAAATAAGAACTCTACAATAGGAACCTATCATGGGCATCAGAAATAAAGTCACGGGCGAAATGTATACGATTACCAGTTATGATCCAGTAACTGGCGATATTACCGGCATCAACAACACGATAGGAAACACCGATTTAGGTGACGCTTCAAACGTTTACATCGGTGGCGGAGCCCCCGGTGAAATATTGTCTACGGACGGCGCTGGAAACTTAAGCTGGATATCCCCTAGCGCAGGGTCACCTAACTCAATTTCTAGTGGTACTACCACAGTAGATATCCCCCTAGCCAATGGCAACGTAGTTGTCACAGTAGCAGGAACAGACGAGTGGGTATTTGGCTCTGATGGCAACCTAACTCTACCAGCCGACGGCCTACTAGTAGTATCTGGTGGTATCGTAGGCGGCGGAGCCTCTCCTGCCCCATACCTATCAGGATTTTCTAGTGTCACTGCTCAAACTTTAAGTGCCAGTGGCAACATTACAGCAGGCAACATAGACATCACTGGCAGTAACTTAAACTGGAGCAATGCCAGCATAGTTCAGACCGGAAATGCGGATATCAACATCACCGGCGACGGAGTGGTCACGCTACGTAGTCTAGATGGCGTTTACCAATGGACATTTGATACTGATGGTATCCTGAATGCTCCAGGCAACATTGCCACTAGTGGCAATGTGTCTGCCAACTACTTCATTGGCGATGGTAGTCAACTCACCGGCATATCGGCAAGCACAGGTGACATTACCTTTGTCAATACCACTATTTCAGCACCAAACGGTGATGATATTGTTGTACAGGCACTCAATGATGATGGTGTTGTCGGTTCATCTCTAGAGATGTCGCCTAACGATACCTTGATCCGTTTGGAACAATGGAGTGAACAAGACAGTCAATCCTTTACCACCGCAGACTGGGCTACAGGCGTTTACACAACACAAGGCGGTGGCAGTATTGGTGCTGTAGAATTTACTGGCGCTGCTACAATCGTCGACTTTGTCAACTCTCTAGTTGGAGTTGGTCAGATCTACTTCAGTGTCAATGGTGGACCATTACTGGTCTGGGACGGCTCCAGCGCCGGCCCTACAAATATCACATTCCTTACACCCACCCTGCCGGACACTGATCCTACAACAGTGACTAGTTTTGAATATTTTTACAGTTACAAGTCAGGCTTTGAAATAGATTATGATGATCAAGAAATTACTATCTACGCCAACGATGCTGATATCATTTTAGAAACCAACCAAGGAGACATTCAGTTAAGCTCGTCTGGGGACATATCCGTGTCGGGTGACGGTATAGTAGAATTAATAAACTATAGTGACGCCTCATTTGTAGCTATCACCACTGATGCTAATGACGCATCGCCTAATCAATGGCGGTTTGATGTCGCCGGTAATTTAATATTAGCAGGTGGCAACAGTGTGATTCAAAGTATCGCTAACAGTTCATCGGAGCCATTATATCCAAATGTCAGCACAATGGTCTTTACACCTGATGCTCTCCTTAGTTCACAGTCACTAGTACTTGACCCAACTGGTCCAAGTCATATTCACTTACGAGCACCAGGTGCAAATATTGACGAACCAGATGCTAATATATTCTTAGGTGGCGAAGAATCAAGTTTTGAAGTAGGTTATTATAATGGTAATGTTCCTAACTTATATATTCACAGTGGTGGCAACACTTGGACATTTGATAATGCTGGTAACTTAACTACACCAAGTAACTTAGTGATTGGCCCAGGGCCCGGTAGTGGTTCAAGTATATTTCAATATAATGAGGGTCTACAAATTCTAGGAGAAGGTGCTAACTCCGTTGTACAGATGGGTTGGACAGCAAATACAAGCGCACCCGATAGTGTTACAACAATAGCAATGAATTACCCAGGTGGTGGCGAAGGAAATGTATTGATTGCTGTAGGTAATAACGCAACTACAGTAAACTACTGGCTCTTTGACAATACCGGTAATTTAAGATTACCGGGTAATACATTTGCTGTTAACTATGCTAATAATACACAGATTGATATTGTTACAAAATTTGAAGGTTCTTGGACAGTGCCTACTGGTAACAGCACTCAAAGTTTCACAGTTGATGGCAACAATACCTATCAGATGTGGGTGGAAGGCAACATACCCAATGGTATTATAGTCTGGAATGCACTGGTAACTATAACCAATAATAATGTGCCGGTGCTGGGTCAACAGTTTGCCTGGAACTACGAAGACGGCGGAAGTCCATTGTTGTTAACATCAATACCCGACCAGATTATAGGCACAGCCGGAGCTATCAGCAATGCTGCTCCTGTGGTAGCCAACACCAATGTGTTTACTTTTGGTATCAACAACACCAGCGGTAGCAGTCAGACCGTACAGTATGGATGGATCAGAATAAGTTGACAAGTCGAACCAACTTGTATTTGGTCAGTTACAACAACGGAGAATTTGCACAGTGGTTTGACGGCCGTATCGGTATAACCAGACTGTATAATGCCGCACTCACAGCTGGGCAGGCGTTACAGAATCACAACGCCAATCGCGGACTATACGGACTGTAATTTATTCTAATCATGATAATACTTAGTAGAGACCATGGTCTCTACATTTCCGAACATAAAAAGTATCACAGTGTAAGATTTCCCCAGTCGACTGTGGCATCGACAGTAAGTTCTATTCGTCGATGCTTTGCTTTAAGACGCAGACTATTACAGTTCTGACATATTGTATTGTCGTCAACAAAACATAACTGACAACTATCGATCGCTACAAATCCACACATTGAGCAACAGTTTGATTTCTTTTTTCTGCCATATTTTATCTTAGCACAGTGACCACATAGAGTATGCCATCGCTGATAACCACCAACACTACGTCCATTGCGCTTTGCTGGAAGTTTATTACATTCTTTACATATTGGCCTGACAGGAGGTTGTGTAAGCATGTAAATATTTATGTCACCAGTCATGGTAACATGTTTTTTAGACAAATTATGTAAAAATAATGATAAATATCTAAGAAATAGGATAATAGGATGACACAACAACTCATCAACATTGGTACAACAGCGAATGATGGTAATGGCGATCCATTACGAGTTGCCTTTGAAAAAATAAATGAAAACTTCAGCGAGTTGTACAACTTGGCTGGAAATACCGCTGCACCGCCAGACGGTAGTGTTCAGTTTAAATCCACGAATAATCTAACAACTGTTGCTCGTAGTAACGGAATATGGGTAGTATTTGGAACTCCTAGTAGATATTATCGCAGCACTGATGGTGTACTATGGAGTGATGTAAATGCTCCGGTATCAGTTAAAATCAATGATGTTGTAGCAACACTAACCGGATTTATCGCGGTAGGAGATTCAGGAACAATTATCACTAGTAGCGATAACGGCGTGACTTGGTCAGTTAGAACTAGCGGCACTACTAGAAATCTGCACAGTGTTCATTACGAACCAGTCACTGGCAGATACATGGCAGTAGGCGCAAATGGCGTAGCACTGGTCAGTAGTAATCAAACAACATGGGAGTTACGTTCAACAGGAACAACAGAAACACTCTATGGAATAGCAAACAATCCTGCTGGAGTAGGATACGTTGTTGTCGGCAATGCCGGCACAGTGTTATTATCACTAGATGGCGCTGTTTGGACCGCACAAGCAAGCGGAGTTACTGAAAGATTAACAAGTGTTACATATGATGGAGCTAGTTACATAGCAGTAGGATATCTAGGAACAGTAGTAACTAGTGTCAACGCTGTCAACTGGGTAATAAGAACCAGCGGTACTACGGAAAATTTACAAGGAATAGCAACGGGCAACGTGGCTAACACAGCAGTTACAGTAACAGTTGGAGCAAATGGTGTATCTAGATACTCAATAGACGGCGCAGGCGCTGTATGGGCATCAATAGCAACTGGAACAGTAAGCACACTAAATGATGTTACCTGGACTGGTAATAATTTTTATTCAGCAGGAGCAAACGGCACAATACTGTCTACTAGCAACACTACAAGTTGGAGTAACGTAGGTGTTACTGGAAGTTTTGCCGGCAGCCCTAACTTTACGTTTGACGATACGACAAACACATTAACAGTTACTAATCTATCCGCCGCTAACGTAACAATACAGACTATCGAGTCTAATATTGTTGCTGCTAATCAAATCATAGCATACAACTTAGCAAATCTAGGCTGTGTACAAAACGTCAAGATATTTGGCGGGAATACTGGACAGCTTCTAACTACTGATGGAGCAGGAAATCTAACTTGGACTACATCAAGCGGAAATGTATTTGACTTTGCTTACCTGCAACCCAACACATACAACAATCCAATTCAATATCTACTGGCCACTGCTGGCACTGGTAATGTTGAGTTTGGTACATTCACGACGCCAGCGCCGTTGAATATCGATTTTGGAACACTTTAATAAAAAAGGAAATACAGCATGAGCCTTCAAATCCGAAGAGGTACCGAAGCAGAAAGACTAACCATCACGCCATTAACAGCCGAACTAATCTACACGATTGACACGAAGTTAGTGTACGTAGGTGATGGCACAACAGTGGGTGGTATTTTAGTTGGCAGTGGCAACGCTAACGGAAGTTACGGTAACGCTAACGTAGTTGCGTTACTAAACAGCGGACTTGCTGGGAATATTATCCCGACAGTAGACAGTCTGTATTCACTAGGCAATGCTACAAATCAATGGAAAGACCTGTACGTATCAAACGCTACAATCTATCTAGCCAATGTGCCTCTAACAGGCAACGCTACGACTCTATCATTTGATGGTGTTCCTCTAATATCGGCAAACGGTACTGCAAACATCACGACTACTGGTAACATTACTGGTGGTAACGTAGTAATTGACACTGTAGGCGGCGGCATTACATTTGCGGACGACACTGTACAAACAACAGCGGCTCAGCCATACACCGACGCTGATGTAGCCGACTTCTTAGAGAGTGGCACACTCGATAGCAACATTGTTACAACAGCTAACATCAGCGGAGCATTCATACTAGGCGATGGCAGTCAGTTAACAAACTTGCCAGCCGGTGATTACTCAAACGCAAACGTAGAAGCGTATCTTGATAGCGGTGCACTCACAGGCAACGTCGTTACAACTGGCAACGTGTCGGCTGCATTCTTTATTGGTGATGGTTCACAACTGTCAAATGTATCTGCGACAGTTGAATCAATTCCAGCAATTTACTTCGAGGTTGTTGCTAACGGTAATAATCAAACATTCTCAAACACGTTCTTGTCAGCATATCAATCAAATACTGATATTACCCTATTCTTTAACGGCTCACTATTAGATAGTCCATACTACACACTATCCGACGACACACTTACTATTAACACTGAGTTGTCTATCGGAGACTCGATTGATGTAATTCGTCAGTTTGCTAGTAACGTAGTAGTGAGTGCCTATAGTAATGCATCAGCAAATCTTTTCTTATCATCAGGCTTAGTTGGCAATATTATACCATCTGGTAATAATATTTCATCACTAGGTAATGCTACTAATCAGTGGCGAGATCTGTGGGTATCTAACTCAACAATCTTCTTTGACTCTATTCCATTAACCGTAAATAGCAATGCTGAAATTACATTTAATGGTGAGCCACTGATAGTATCTGGCGGTAGTCAAGAAATTAATACGACTGGCAACGTAGATGCTGGTAATATTATCGTAACTGGTGGCATCTCATCAGACACCGGCAACTTTACTGGTAACGTAACTGTTTTTGGAGTTCTCAGCGATAACTATTACTATGCAAATGGAGAACCATTAAATACTTCGGAGCCGGCAGGGGCAAATACTGAAATTCAATTCAACAGTAACGGAAATTTTGGAGCTAGTTCTAATTTTACGTTCAACGAAACAACTAACGTAATGACGTTAACAGGAAACATCAATGTTTCTGGCAACATTACAGGTGAAAACGTTGTTGTTGAAAAAACTATTGCTAATACCGTTACCCTTGGTAATGCCACAATAACAGTCAATAATGTAACTTGGAATCAAACCGGTGTATCAGGAACAAGTCCGGTAGTAATCATGGCAGTTTCTACGGCAAACTTGAATCAAGTTGAATTTGACGTCATCGGTACTAGTGATATCGCCGGCGGAAGACAGAGCGCAAGAATAGTAGCACTTTACTATGACGGTAATGTAAATTACAACGAGTATCAAACACTGTTAGTTGGAAATCAACTGGGAACGTTCGATGTTCAGGTAACAGGAGGAAACTTAGAGTTAGTAGTGACACAGATATCTGCTGCCAGTGGTATCTACAAGACAACTGCTAGTGTGTATTATTGATAATAAAGATAAATACTAGCAAATGAAATATTGTTTGCTAGCATCAGAAATAACTTAAACAAGGAAATAAAAATGGCATTAAAACCCTTTAACAGTGTAGCAGGATTCTCAACGGGAGAAACTGCTGTCACTATCATCGATGGAAACGGTAATGTATCATCTAATTCACTTAGCGTATTAGCATCAGCAAATATAATCGGAAATATTTCAGCTGGCAATGTGCTCATAGGCAGCGGCGGCGCCATAGGCGTGGCTCCTCAAAACGAGATTCACGTGGCTAGGAACGGTAGCGATACCGACGGCAACGGCAGCGTTACTAATCCTTATCGTACAATTACCCACGCATTGACCTTTGTAGGCTCAGGTGACACCATTGTGGTACATCCAGGCAACTATACAGAAGACGTTGCCATTGACAATTTGTTTGCTATTGCTATAACAGCGGCTCAACCAGGTTCTGGCGCGTCTTATTCAATCACCGGCAATGTAACAGTGTCAGGAACATCCAGCAGTATTTTATTGACCAGCATTGGCGTAATAGGCAATATTACTCACAGCAGTTCAGGATCATTGTATGTCACCGCTATTAAAATGGGTACCAGCAACAACTCCACCACCTTTACCAAAAGCGGCACAGGTTATTTAGAAGCAACCAACGGCGACTGGGCAGCCGGTACACCCGCTGTTGCTATTACCGGCAACGGACTTGTAACATTCAACGGTGTACAGCTAGAAAATTTAACAGTAAACAATGCCAATGCCAGCGTAGTGTTGCGAAGTGTACCTTCAGCAGTCAATACCACACTGACATCCGGTACACTGACTGTTATCAACAGTACCATGATTGGCAATTCTAACACAGCACCTGCCATAACCACAGTCGCTGGCACGCTAAACATACAAAATAGCATATTACTAAGAGCCAACAACACAGCAGGCACCATGACCGTAGGCGCCACTACTGCTTATTTGTACGACGACATTTTCTTTGACAGAGCCAACAGCACACTA